CCCCACGGTATCCTTTTCAGGAGGAGGAGGAAGCGGAGCCGAAGCAGTATCCACGATTATGAATGTAATCGATTTTGGTACGGAAATTGGTGAAGTCCTCCGCATATCCAATAACGATCCCTATGACACCGGGTTTGCGGATGAGGTGGCATTTCGTGTGGAATATGCAAGTAGTGGCTATGGTAAAGTTGTACTTACAAATCGCAGTAGCACGAAACCTGTGTTCCTGCAATTCCGCGCACCATACACAGACTACACATCTAGCAGTACAGACTTCCCATATACATTCAGCGAGTATGCGGTATACGGAGCCTACGGGGACTTCTTAAATGCGGACTCGCAGACGGATAAAGCGGGAGTCGCCTTTCAGCAGGCGGAATCACTTTTAACTATGGAGCATGACAAGTTGGAGCGCCAACAGGGTCAGCAGAACTTTATACAATTCGTAACTTACGGAACAACCTACCAAACCAATATTTAATCATGGCATCAGAATACAGAGGATTAGGACTTAATGGAGGAAAGTACATCAATGACACCTCCGCACATACAGGCAATTGGTTCGCCATTGTGGCGACTGAGGATACCGTTATCGACAGCATTACGAGTAATGTGGAAAACCTTGGTAACATTACTGCGTCCCAGGATAATACGACATTATCTGCAAATACCGCAATCTATGGTGCCATAACCGGGATCACTCTTAGTAGTGGTGCGGTCATCGCCTACAATGTGTAATGGCACTTGCACTCGATCTTAATGTTGGCACGCCTCGTCCATTCACGACAAGTGGCGTACCCGCACCTGATGGGGTGCTAAAGACCGAGAATGGTAGATTCCTAATTACAGAAAACGGAAATTTCATAGAGTTTGAACTACCACCTTTCCTAACCACCGAGGCCGATGAGGTCTTACGAACCGAATTAAACGAAGCAATCTTAACCGAATAATAAAATGGCTAATCTTAAAATTACTCAACTCTCTGACCTCTCCACCCCGGCGGGTGCCGATATCCTGCCCATCGTGGATGATGTTGCAGGCACCGCAACCACCAAAAAGGTAACCGTTACCAACTTAATGACACTCGCCCCTCAAGGCGACCTAGTCGCAAGTAATAATCTGAGCGATGTGGCAAGTGCCGCAACATCTCGCACCAACCTCGGACTCGGCGATGCGGCCACCAAGACAGTCGGAACAGCCGACACAAATGTCATTGGAGTTTCAAGCGGAACAGTTGACCTGGGAGGTAACAAGCTCGAAGACTTTGACGCATCCATTAATGAGCAGACAGGAACCACTTACACGCTAGTAGCGGGAGACAATGGTAAGGTGATCAAGTTCACCAACGGATCTGCGATTACTGTTACTCTACCAAGCGGGTTGGGACTAGGATTTAATTGCTCAGTCATACAATACGGAGCGGGGCAGATTACCTTCTCCACATCAAGCTCGACACTCTATAACCGCCAATCGCACACCAAGACGGCAGGTCAGTACGCTGTGACGGGCTTGATCAGTTGTGTGGCAGATGTGTTCGTATTAGCGGGCGATACAGCATCCTAATCCGATGACTTTCATACTTCCTAGTTTCGGAGCATCGGCTATATCCGCAGTGCCTGGTGGCGGTGGTGGTGGCGGTAGCAGTTTTAGTAACACCTACAGCGTAGACTTTGATGGTAGTAATGATTATGTTGATATAACAGCAGCAAGAGGTGTAATTGATTCTGCAACTACTTTTAGTATATCTTTATGGTACTACGCTAATTCTTATGCTGGAGGTGGTGCTTTGCTTGGCGGTGGACTGACCGGCCTAAATGGAGTGTGGGTTTTACCTACTAGTACTAATTTCAATTTTGTAGTGAGAGCCGGATCGACTAATTTACTTACGGGTACTTCTCCAGCAGCAAACCAATGGGTCCATGTAGCGTGTACATATAATGCCGGAAACGGTGCGTTATATTTAACACCAGCTGGAGGAAGCACCGCTATAACTACTACCACTAGCTTTCCTACTTCTGTAAGTGAGAACGCTGGTACTAATCTAAGTATCGGTAGGGTCGATCTTGATTCCGGTTATTATTTTGACGGATTAATAGACGAGGTAGCTATATGGGATTCTGAATTATCAAGCTCGGATGTAACTGCTATTTACAACAGCGGAGTACCTGCTGACTTAACTTCTTACTCACCCGTAGGATGGTGGCGAATGGGAGACAATGACGGGGGAACGGGTACTACTATTACAGATCAAGGTAGCGGTGGTAATGATGGAACGCTTACTAATGGTCCTACCTTTTCAACAACAATACCATCTTAATAACTATGAGAAACTATGTAATCATTGACGCATCGGAAGTAAGTTCCGTTAATTTTGACCAAGTCTTAGAAACTTCGGCAGATACTTTAAGATTCTCGCTAGATGGATCTAAGACCTTCGTAAAGTTCGAGGGTGACACACCTTCGTTCCTGGAGGGTAAAACCGCCAACACGCACTCCGAGATGCTTACAATTCTAGCAGGCGAGGAGTGGACTGATCCTGACGGACCCTGATGGCAACTGAAGTCGGAGATAATGTACAGGTCAAAGCAAACCTTGCATTCATGGCGAAAGTTATCGCCATTGTTGGCACCTGTGTTTGGGGCTACTCCGTCATTTGGAATAAAATTAACGAACTCGACAATAGCCTGGGCAGAGTGCAACACGAAAGCACTTTGCTTGGCGATCTATCTGCTCGCATGATGCACCTGGAGAAATTCGCAGAGCAAGCAAAAGCGGACCTCGATCATTTGGTTAAGATGCAGGATGCTCCCATCACCTCAGACTATCAGCAGTTCGAGCGCTTAAAGTATATAGAAAAGGAGTTGGATCGACTTCGCGACAGGGTGGAGGAGTGAGATGGAGATTTCACACTATATGTTTGCGGGAGTTGGCGTTGCTATATCTATCCTCGCATTCTTCATCAAACGCAACAAGTGGGAGATAGATGACATGAAGGAGAGACTCCGCCAAATCGAGATTAGCGATGCCGGGCAATCTAAAGATGTGGAGCATCTGACAAAACTCTCAGAAGACCGCAGGCGGGATATACAGAAATTATTTGAAAAACTAGATGCAAAATAATGTTCGAGCTACTTACACTATTTTTGACGGGTGGAGGATCAGCCGCAATGGGGAGCATACTCAAGGGTGTGTTCGGAATGCTCACAGATTCGAGGCAACAGAAGTATGAGATCGAAATGGCAAGAGAGGCGCGAAACAATGAGTTCGCGATTAAGTTCCAGGAAAGCCTCAACAGCGGTGATGGCGGTGCTTTTACTCGTGCAACTCGTAGGATGCTCGCGCTTATTGGTATGGCAACAATCTCATTCGTCACATGCATCACAGCAATTTTCCCATCAGTCCCACTCCTCAGTACAACAAACATTACAGGGGAAGGGAAAACAGAAATACTTTTCGGACTCCTCAGTTTTCCGGCAGAGCAAACCAATTTGGTCGTCACAACAGGACACCTCTGCCTCTTCCAAACATCAGTCGTGTTGCCGATGATCGTGGGGTTCTACTTTACACCGGGAGGGCGTAGGTAGTGCTTGATCGCGTATCAGTCGCAGGTATGAGCGGAACCGCCGCAACCTTTGGATTATCCACGATAGATACATTCCTAGGGATTGCAGTAGGCGCAGTCACGCTAGTGTACATGAGCATAAAACTCTATCAGGAGATTAAGAAGTAATGGCTAGGTACAAACCAATGGGCAGAATGGACGATCCTATCCTCACCGATGGAGATCGTGGATTCCGTGGTATTGATAGTTACCTTGAGCCTACCACACTACAGGGGGGTACCGTTGAGGCATCGGAGAATATGCGACTAGACGGGGATATTGCATCTGTACGCAAAGGCATAGAATTTAAAGCAGGCGGGGTATCCCTTACTTATTCCGCAGGCACAGAGGAAGTATTTGCATCCACCTTATTTTCCGACCCGGTAACAGGAACAGAATTTATCGCTTGTGCCACAAAGGATAAGGTAATCCTATGGAATGATCAGAATAACAGCGGTATAGATATTGCGTACCCTGGCGGTCAGACGGTAGCAAGTGGAGATAATGCGAGCTTCGTTCAGGCAATGGAGAAGCTTATCCTTTTTCGCGGAACCGGTAAAGATCCGCTAGAATGGGATGGCGATTATACCACCCCCACAGCATTTACGCTCAAGAATAATGCAACCCCCACAGCAGGCAGAGTGGAATGCCCTAGCACAAACTTTGGCACCTTCTTTGCAAACCGCTTGATCGTACCACAGCCAAGCGATTCGCAGTACACCGTGATCATGTCCGACCTTTTGGACACAGATAACTTCTATCCCG